TACCGTTCCCCTCAGGCATACGACAGAACCCTGACTGACGGTGAGGCCGGCACCATCGGTAAGCGCTTCGGCAAGATTATCGAGCTTGGTGACACCAAGGCTGTCTACACCATGAACGATGAAATCAAGTACAACATCGGCTTCGAAAAGAGCACCACTTCTGACCAGATGAACATCAAGACCGCAAGTTCTATCATCAGCCGTCAGGACAAGGAAATCGTTGTACCCTACCGCGACAAGTTCCGCCTCCAGAAGCTGGCTCTCGGCGCAGGCCTGAATAAGTTCTCTGCAACCAATGCAGCAGACCTTGGCCGCTCTAAGATTCTCGAAACTCTTATGAAGGCAAGAGCCGAGCTTCGCAATCACTATGCTCCCATCGGCAAGCAGGTTCTGTACATCGGTGAGACCGCAGCTATAGAAATGAAGCTGGCTGACCAAGTCATCGCAGTTGATAAGATTGCTGAAAAGCCCATCGTAAACGGCGTTCTCAGCAAGCTCGGCGGCTTCCAGCTCAACATCGTTCCCGATGACTATCTGCCCGAAACCTGTGCGTTCCTGATTGTCACCAAGGGCAGCGCATGGGCACCTGTAAAGGTGAAGACCTCTCGTGTCATCACCGACCACCCCGACTTCGACGGCACCGCAGTTCAGTACCACGAGTACCACGACTGCTTCGTAAACGAAGCTCGCAGGGAAACCATCTACGCTTGCTGGACTGGCACCGAAGCTGCTGTCAACAACCTTCTCGGCGGCGACGGCTACACCTTCAGGAAGCAGGCTTAATAAAACCATAGGGCGGGGCTAAGCTCCGCCCTTTTCCCTAACAGGAGGATTGAATGGCAACTAATTCTCAAGGCGTGTTCGACCTTACTATGGCTCTCATTGACGAGCTGAACGAGAACGGCTCCGCCAACACTTCGGACACCGCTGAGTACAAGCACAGGAGCTTGGAGATAATCAACATTCTCATGGGTGAACTGTACTTCTACTCAGACACCTATGTGCCGCCCACTGAGGGCAAGCGCTCTATCGCGCTGCCGGTTGTTTCCTTCGAGGAAGATATCGTCTCGCTCGACGACTATATATGCCGCACAGTTCTGCCATACGGTCTTGCAGCTCACTTGCTGATGGACGAAAACCCAGCCGTGGCCTCTACATGCTTGCAGAGATACGAGGAGCTGAAGGCGATGCTCTCCAGAGGTATGTGCTCTGGCAGCGAGGATATCGTAGATGTCTATGGCAGCTTTGAGCATTGCGAATATGGCTACTGGCGATAAGAAGGATGTGAGCACATGGCGCAGATAACCGGCGCAACAAACGAAAAAATATTCCAGATAAAGGCTTGGTACGGTCTGCATCAGAACCCTGACGGCGACACCAAGCTCAAGATGGGCGAAGCCGCAGAGATGCGAAACTTCAAGATAACCCGTGACGGCAATCTTCAGCGCCGACCCGGCACACTTTCCGTGGTTAATTTTGCCGATAGCGGCAAGCCGGTGCGAGGTATGTGGACGGGTTTTGTCAAAGGCGTTGAAGTAATGCTTGCCGCCTGTGACGGTAAGCTCTGGAAGGTATACGACCAAGCCACCGATGGTTTCGTTACTGAAGAGCTTGGCGCTATCAATACCGATAACGAAGTTCACTTCTTCGGATTCTCGGATATCGTCTACATGCTCAACGGCAGCGAATACAAGCAGTGGGACGGAGAGACTCTTTCTGATGTCCACGGCTACCGTCCTCTCGTAAACATAGCCATTGCTCCCGACAATACAAGCCGAGAGACCTTGGAACAGGTCAATAAGCTTTGCGGTGAAAGAAGGGCATGGATTTCTCCCGACGGCGAAGGGCTTACCTTCACCCTCCCCGAGACCAATGTACAGAGCATTGACTATGTAAAGAATCTGGCCACCGGTGAAGACCTTGCCGCGGATGCGTACAGCTTCGACCTTGATGCGGGGACTGTAACCTTCGCAGAGGCTCTGCCGAGGTCTGTTAACTCCCATGAGATAGGCTGGACTATGGCGGAGACCTTCCGAAGCGAAGTTCTCGGCATGAGATATTCCGAGCTTTATTCGGGAAGTACCGACACCCGGATATTTATCTACGGCGACGGCTCCAACGAAGCTCTTTACTCCGGCATGGACTATGACGGTATGCCGAGAGCGGACTACTTCCCCGACATGAACGAAGTCAGAGTGGGCGACTCCAATACCCCCATTACTGCGATGATTCGTCAATACGGCGCCCTCATCTGCTTCAAGACAGACAGCGCGTGGTCTATTAACTACGGCATAGTTACTCTGGCGGATAGCACTCTTACTCCCTCGTTCTATGTAACTCCCACCAACAAAATCATAGGCAACCATGCTCTCGGTCAGGTTCGCTTGGTTCTGAACGCTCCCTACTCTTTGCATGGCAATGACATATACGAATGGCGAAATACCAGCTCTTATAGCTCCAATCTCTCCAGAGACGAGCGTCAGGCAAAGAGAATCTCTGACAGGATTTTCGCCACTCTGCGAGACTTCGACTTTGAGCAGTGTAAGTGCTGGGATGACAACCATGCTCAGGAATACTATGTCTGCTACAACAAGAAAGCTCTTGTGTATAACTACGCGGCAGACGCTTGGTACACCTACGACAACTTCGATGTCCAGTGCATGGCCAATCTCCACGGTGAGCTGTACTTCGGAACCTCTGATGGCAAGATAAACCATCTGTCCTATGGCTACTACAACGACAACGGCGAGGCCATAGACGCATATTGGGAGTCGGGCTCCATGAGCTTCGGTCAGGACTACATGCGTAAATATTCCGCCCAGATTTGGATAGGCATTGAGCCTGAAGACCGAGCAGAAATCACGGTCACGGTAATGACCGATAAGAAAAGTTCTTATGCAGAAAAAGTAGTAGCTTCTTCTCTTTCATCCTTTGAAGCCGCTGACTTCTCCGCATGGAGTTTTAGAACTAACAGAAAGCCGTTCATGAAGCGGTTGAAGATAAAAGCAAAGAAATTCGTATTCTACAAGCTGGTGTTTGAAACGAAATCTCCGACCACAACTGCCACCATACTTTCGGCAGACATGAGAGTTCGTTTTACCGGCTATGCAAAATAGGAGGATATATGGCACTTCCTACACTCGAAAAAGACATATCTTATATTTCCAAGCTGGCAGACCAGCCAAATGACACTACCGGCAGTAACCTTTCTGCTGCCGACCTGAAAGCCAGATTCGACGCTGCCGGCGAAGACATCAAGGCTTACCTCAACTCCGTTCTGCTCCCCGCACTTGAAGCTGCTATAGCCGCGGCTGCGGAAGGTGTAGCCGGGGATGCTCAGATAGGCTCAGACAAAATCTCCGACAATGCTATCACTGCTTCCAAGCTTGCGGCATCTGCTGTCGTAACCAACGCAATAGCTAACCTTGCAGTAGCAACTAACAAGCTTGCAGACAAAGCGGTTACAGAAGCCAAGATAGCCGAGAAGTCTGTCAGCGTCAATAAAATAGCGGATGCTGCCGTGACCAAGGAGAAGATAGCAGAAGGCGCTGTTGGCGTAACTCAGATGGGTAATAGCGCAGTAGCCACAGAAAAGCTTAAAGATGCCGCCGTTACAACCTCTAAGATGGCAGATTTGTCTGTGACTCCGGGCAAGCTTGATAGACCTTATGCGACGCTGGATGCTGACAGCAAAGTTGCCGCAAATCAGGCAAGCTCTAAAGTCAAGATTATAAGCAATGTAACTGCATATACCCTTACGGCCGAAGACATGGGTAAGATGCTCATCTTTGAAAAATCCAGCGGAACTACCACCGTTACGATTCCCGCAGATGCTGACCTGTCTCTTTTCCCCGTTGGCTCTGAAGTCGAAATCAGTAAGTGGAACGGCGGGCTCACTCTCAACATCGTCACCGAGGGCGCTGACGCGGATGTGCTCAACATAAGGACTAAGGACACCAACGAAAAGACTTCTATCACCATTAGCGAAAAGTATGGAGTCATCGCTCTCAAGAGACTTTCGACTCCGAAGTGGTATGCGGTAGGTGATATAGCATGAGGATGAGCAGACGGCTGGGGCTTTTGGGAGGCGGCCCTATGGCATACACCTATTCAGGCACAGCCGAGTTTTCCGGTGACCCAAAAGGGGATTGGGTGCTGTCCCTTCTCGATTCAGGTACTTTGACCTTCAGAAATCTTTCTACCAACGTAGACGTCTTCCTCGTCGGTGGCGGCGCTAATGGTGGCGCAAACAGCTACTTTGACGGCAACCAGTGGGGAACAGGTAACCACTATAGTGGTGGCAAAGGCGGCTACAGTGCCAAAATTACAACCGTTGAAAATATGGAGCTTGCCAACGGAACCTACGATGTTGAAATAGGCGCGTCGGGCGGCGCTACCAATGCGTTTGGTAAAACAGCCGCTGGCGGCACCAGCTCTTCTGGCGGCAAAGAAGGCGGCGCAGGGGAATACGAAGGAACCGCCACTGCCGGCAAAAATGGCGAGTATGCATTTGGGGAGTCTTCTTTTTCACATGCGCTTGGTGCGGGATATAGATTCTCTGCATCTGGCGGCGGTGGCGCCGGTGGCGTTCCCGCTACCTCGTCTTATGGCACAGCCGCAAAAGGTGGCGCAACCGACGGCGGCGACGGTGGCGCTTATGGCGAAAACGGCACTGC